GATTATGTGATGATCAAATGTTCCGTCTATCGCCGCATCCAAATCAAGGCCAGAACCAATATCAACGCTTGTGACATTAGACGCGGTGTAAGAGCCGAGAAGGACTAGGCCGCCACTCGTTATACCACCAACCTCTGTGTCAACATAACTCTTAGTCGCCGCGTCCTGCGCCGCCGTGGGGTCTGCAAGGCTTGTTATTTTCTGGCTGTTTACGTCTAACGCAGCACCGGCCCCGGCAAGCCCCGCCGATACGATATCGGCTTCATCGGCATATTCTAAAGCAGTCGCCCCGGCATTAACTTGTAAAAGCTGCCCTGCCGTGCCTAACGCATCAAGGCCAGTCCCACCATTTGCAACACTTAACTGCGTTGTAAGTGTGCCAATCTCATCTATATTAACCGTCCCGGTAAACGTGACGTTTGTACTATTCGCAGAACCTAATGTCGCAACGGTCGTACCTCCGCTGTTTTTGATAACCACCCCGGCGCTGCCCCCGGCCTCAACATCAACAATCGAAACCAAGTTTACTGTGTCCCCTGTGGGGTTAAACTCCATAAAAGTAATATCGCCAGCACCGTCATAAAGATTGTAGGCCCACGGTGTGGACGTGTCATCAATCCATGTCATGCCCGTAAGCACATAAGACGGGCGCGAACCGCCTTTATGGTTAGAGCCAATAGCGCCAAAAATGGAGTTTATCTCCGCTCTGGCATTAGGCATTAACTGATTGGAAATTGTTAGGTCAGTTGATTGAGACATGAATTTTCTCCTTGCGTAAAGTTAGCATATTTTAAGAACCAAGTCCAAAGCCTTTTGCCACATAACTAAACGTCACGTCCTTTGAAACATCGGATGAATTAAAGAATTCTATGTTAAAGCCAGCATTTGTTTTTGATGTTAAAACATAATAATCGCCCGTGTCCATATCATCAGCTGAAATGGCTATAGCAGGGTTTGACGAAGGCGAGAATGAGTTGCTATAAATGACGGCCTTGCCACCAGTGCCGGATGCTATATCATCACCGCTTTCGATACGATCCGGCGCATCAATTTCAACAATAGCTTTTGAAACCACAGGCGTTACATCAATATTTAAACTGCCTAACACAAGTCTGAACTCATAACCCCGCGCCGTGTACTCGCCTATTTCAAGTTTTCGCCATGATGACCAAGTGACAGGGCTGCCGTTCGGGTCGTCATCTGTTGTTCTTATTTGCAGCTCAACATTATATTGAGACGGGTCTGTCCCATCCCATGTTTCTATATCATCCCAAAGTCCAAGGTCATCCCAAAGGTTACTCAGATTCGCGCCGCTGACCTCTATTTCAGCCGAAACAGTGGACGTATAGACAGCACCAAGGTCAACTATATCTTCAAAATTGTAAACTCCTTGCGTAGCCAAAACACCGTCTGCATTATCCCAAAAGTCAAGGTCATCCCAAAGCCCTAAGTCGTCCCATTGTGCTGTGGAGCCGAGTCGAAGATTGCCGCCGCTGACAGCCGTTCCGTTAAACGTGCCGCCCCATAAGGTGTGCTCGTTTATTGTTTCGACTGCGTTCAAACCATCAAGCTGACCGATAGTCGTGACCGCTAATGTGGCATTTTCTGAATAGTTTCCTTGCTTATCAAATGCGCGAATTAAATACGTGCCGATCCGGCTTGTTACCGTTGCTGTGTTCGTGTCTTTTGGTATTTCAATAAGACTTAAAGCACTGCCCCATGTCGCGCCGCTTGTTACCGGCTGGAACCGTATTTCATAATAATCAAGGTCAATGACGTTGATAGGACTCCAGCGCAGAAACACGCTGTCTGATTTTACAGTTATATCAAAATTCTCAACATCCGGCGGCGGCTGTGATGTCCCTAAAAACACAATACCATTAATAAGTAGTGGCTCTGAAATGGTGTTTGACAAAACCGCACCCACCAAGCGGCGGTATCTTATACGAAGGTTGTAAATCTCACCTTGCACAAGGTTTTCAATAATGATTTTATTGTCGCCCGTTCCAAGTGTATCAGCAAACTCAAAATCATCAGTGCCTGCGCGTTGAATATTAACAATAGCCTCACACGGATATGGATTGTTGTTTATAACATTTACAACCATCCGGCTGGAAACAGAACCATCAAGGTTTATGACTTGCGCCGCCTCATCTGTGATAACCGAAACAAATTCTGGCGGTTCAGGGCGGGTAAACTCTGCCGGCAATGTAACAGGAGCCACATACTCAGGTATTTCACCCTCGCTGGCCTCAAATACTGCCGGGCTGTAATCAACCAGCTTTAAAGTAGCTTGAAAATCATTAGCTGGTTGTATGGATTGAACAATGCAATCAATACTTTCCTCGCCGCGTTCACCGAATACCACCAGATCACCCTCAGCAATACCGGCGGGAACGCTCATATGGAGCTCGGTGTACGTGCCGGCACTATTGGTTACATTGGCAGTCACTTGCTCGCCGTCTGTTTTTCTTATGCGTACACCGTACAGCTTGCTGCCTTCAATAGTGACTTCCTCGTCCAGTGTAATTGAGCTTGCGCCAATAGACTTTATTCTACCCCACTTTAAGCCAATTAAGGGGACATCGTGGGCCAGCGTTACCCTGTCACCTTTGGTGCAAACAAGGTTTTCAAAATCCATCGTCACGACATGGACAACGGGGCGCAGCCTCATAACAGCCAAGTGATGCCGCGCAAGACGATGAATATTATCCCGGCTGGTTACGCCGGGGAAATCAATACTTTCAAACCGTGTGGCGTTCGTATCGTCATAACCGTCATCATAAACGGTAATTTCATTTTGGAAGTAACCCTCATCCTCATCAAGAAAGGTAACTTTTAAGCCGTGCGGCGTGTCTTGAAATATTTTTTCAAACGAATAATCAAACGAATTGCGCGGGGTAATAAGCTGGACGATATCCTCTTTTTCGCTATCAACCACAATGCTATACTTGCCATCACGCAACAACGGCGAAGCCATGCCAGCCGCAGCAATCTCATTTAAAACCTGCTCGCGCGTTGTTTGGTAATCAATATAAACATTGTAGGTTAGCCCTTTCGCATCGCAAAACTCATGCCACTCCTGCAATGCAGCTAAATCAATTTGCGCGTCCGGTATGTCCGTCTTGCCAAGGTTTTGCAAAACATAGCGATATAAAGAAGCCGGGTTTTGTGTGAACCCCTCAACCCACGCCGACCCATTCCAATCAAGCGGCTCAGTTTGTTCACCCACAACATTATACTGATCCGGCGAGCCGTTTAATTGCTCAGAGCCTTGAATGCGCAAAGCCTTTAGGCAAACGCCGTCACGATTTACAGGGTTTTCAATCTTAAATGACTTAATAGAGGTCCATGACATTTCATCACGAATTTGAACATCTGTTGTATCGCCTGTGGTCCTTCTTATCTCAACATCATATTGATCTCTTGAAACATCAAAGGTATGCGTTTTAATAACAGCGCTTGTTTGTGCGGCATTGGCCGTAAAAGATTGTGCAACCCAATCATCTAGCCCCGTAACGCTATAACGCACTTCATAGCTTACAGACTGTGATTGCTTTTTGTTTTGCTTATCAAACTTTACAAGGCCACCTTGAAAAATAACCATCACTTCTATTTCATCTGTATCAATAGACGTGGTTTGCCTTACCCAGCCGGCTGAATTCGTTAACTTAATATTCAAATCAACCTGATTAACAATAGATGGATAAAGGGATATGCTAGAACTTGAATTGCCATCAAGTATTTCATCCCCGGAAACCCCTTGAAAGCTAGACAAGGCAGTCTCGCCAAGACGTTCATTAGATATATTTAATTTACCCTGCGAAAGCATAAAAAGCTGGCGCGAATAAACCTTACTACCCGCACTTTCCGTGTAGTTTTTTGCCGCCAATGGGGGGACAAGCCTATGACGGCCTAAAAGAACAGGGACCGGCGCAGATTGCGTTTCTCTGTTTGTCGCGCCCTGAATAAAATATGTCTGGCTTTCTTTTGTTATGTTATTGACGGGCGAAACGCTTGGAAGTTGCAAGTTTGGGTTTGTCAGTTTGGGCGTAGCTGGAGGAGCAACCGCATTAACTAGCAGGTTGCCGATAGAATTTAGCGCAAACCCTACAGCTGCTTTTGTAAGCCCTGTTATAAGTGTAGCGCCGAATAACGACCCAGATATAATGCCGGGGCCGAGAAGCGCGCCCGCGATAGGCCCAGCCAAAGCAGCGGCAATAACGGGCACAACAAACCGCACCGCTTTTTTTTTCGGCACGATAGAAACCGAAACAACGCTTTGCGCTTTTGGTCTAATCTTTTCGTATTCGTTTTTAAATAACAGCCAATCGCCTACAAATACGATTGGCATATATTCTTCTTTAATATCGAAGGTTTCTAATATTTCCGAAACGGTTGTGCCAATAGGGAATGTTTCCTTTCGACTACCAACGTCAAAAGGATTCATGCGGACAAAAACCGTTATTTCATCCAGCGGTAAAAACCTAACAGGTTGTGCTTCCATTCCATACCATCCAACGGTTCAATTACAGGCGTCCCCTGCGCCCTTATATTTAACATTTTATTTCGCTCTTTATAAATACCTACATGTATCGGGTGGCTCATGTCCTTAGCTAAAACAACGTCCCCATTTTGTGGCTCATCAACTTTTTGCCAGTTTGTTTTTTTACACCGCATAAGGTAAAGAGCCAAATCATAATCAGATTTTGTTTGATAAGGATCGTCATACTTCGGTATCTCAATACCCATTTGTTCTTTATAAAACAACCAAACCAACCCCCAGCAATCTATACCGTCACGGCTACGCCCGCCAATCTGATAAGGCAATTCCTCTATGACATATCTATTAAAATCCACTGAATAACCCCGGAAAGTCTGATCTGGAAAAGTTATCGTAAGGCCATTGCTCATCTTGTATAACACGCGGGTATAAATCGGCCTGCATCTCAGTTGCATTGGCACTTACGTTTGTCATGCGTAAAGACGGCATTTCAATTTCAATGGAGTCAGGGTCACTGCCTAAAACAATTTTTACAGTAACAGTAATCGGCTCGCCTTGGATTTGAATGACCTCGCGAATAATATCGCGGGTTACATTGTCAATTCTCAAAACGGTTTTTCCTAAAAAAGTCTCGTCCTGTGGCGGCAGGCTTATTTCGAAAGGAAAGAACAGATAATCAGTCCCGTTGCTAACCGTTCCATAATCACCATCCAAAAGAGTGGTGGTGGGGTCGCTTGATAAATATATAGTTTCATCAAAATCAGGGTGTGAAAGCTCTAAAAGCACAATAAAAACCTCATCGGTTTCTTGCGCATTTAAAGCCTCTTTTGCGTTACTGCTTAAGTCCGAACTCATGGCAGTTTCTCCATCTGCACGGAAACCCTATAATAACCATTATCGGCCTGAATTTGAGGGACGTTTTCAGTATCGAAGCGAAAATCTGTCAGCGTGGTAGTGTAGGGGTCCGGGAAGCCGAATTTCGCAGAGCCGCCTTGTGTGGTGGTTTCATAAAAAGTCTTAAATGTATTGACTTGCGATAGCGTCATTACAAACTCAAACTGGTATTTGGTCACGCCAGCCGTAAACCTGCGCCGCACTTTTGCAGGACCAGCGTCCATTTCAGTTGCTACGGTTAATCGGGGTAAATCCTCTGTGAAGCCACTTTGCAGAGGGCTTTGCGGTAAAGATGCAGGCCAATCAGCCATTAGAATGCCCCCCTCTGGCTTTGCCTAAGCGCTGTGCTGGTTTGCGTCCCGCGTCTGCGAATATTGCCAGCCGTGATCTGGTCAATAACAACCTCAATACTTTCACCGCCAGACGAAAGGCCCGCCCGAACATCTGTATTCGGTGCATTGTTGTTAATAACAATATTTGGGGATGGGCTTTGCATCATATTGCCGCGCGGGATAATCATCTCGCCCCTGTGAACCCTTGCAGTCATATCGCGCGGTACAAACTTCGAGCCGGTCGCGAAGGATGGCTTGGGGGGCGGGGCAGACGTTGCAGGGTTAAATGTACTACCGCTTGATATATCACCACCACCGAATAAGCCGCCGACTATATTGGATATGCCGCCGGCAAGCGCCTCCCCTATACCACCCCCGCCTTGCTTGCCGCCTGAAAATGTATATTTCAAAACGTCCTGCAAAACTTGCAAAGCTAAGCTGCGGAAAGATGTCAAGGCATCAGCGCCGCGCCCGATGTCTGTAATAAATCCATCTAAAGCATCTGTGGACTTTGCTTTAAACTTATCAACGCTTGTGGTAAGATTATCGTTTGCGGTTTCAAGTTTTTTGGTTTCGGATGTGGTTTTATCAAGATTTTTCTGCAAAACAGTCAAGTCTTTGTTTTGCCTTTTTGTCGCCTCCTCCGCTCTCTTTGCTGCTCGCTCTTGAATATCAGCGATAATCTTTGACGTTTCTTGAAACTTGCCAGCCTCTTTTTCTAAATTGGCAATACTTTCCCGCGCGCTGTTTGCACTCATTTTTGCAGCTAGACCAATATCTAAAAGCCCCGCTTCTGCCTCTCTGGAAACCCCAGGGATCATGCTCAAAGTTTGCGCCAACCCCTCGGCAAAATCATAAACTTGAACAGAAAGTTTTGCCACACCATCTCCGACAACCGCCACAGTCTCAAGATACATTAAGCGCAAACCTATTATGGCCTTCCTAACTATATCTATTCCTTTACCAACAACTTCCATCGATCCCTTCAAAGCATTACCAAAACTCTCGCCGTCAACCCCACCCTCTAAAAGTTGATTAGAAATTTCTGTAATAAGCGGCGAAAAAAAAACCGCTAACGTG